AAACTTTCCCATGCGCCAAATTCTTTTTCGTATTCGGCTGACCAATGGGGAGCGTGTCCGTCATAAGCGCAAGTCAATTTATACATTAGTAATCTCCAATTTCGTTAGTTACGCAATCGCATGGCTCGACATCATAGGAGTTTTCATCTCCCCAAAAAATTGCCCCAAATCCTAAGCAATCATCACACACAATGACGGAGATAGTTCCCTCGTCCATTACATCTAAAAAATTTCCCATTATTAGTTTTCCTTTCGTGTTAAAATTGCTAGGGCTTCGGCTTTGCTTGCTTCACGCTGAGCAATAACCATTTCTTTGTATTCATCAAGTGTCATTTTTGACCTTTCGTTAGTTTGTTTAATTTATTGTATCAGTTAGCACTGACAAATTGTGTGAGGGTTCTTACTTACGACATTGGGCGAGGACTCCCCCCTAAACTGCCCCTGTTTCGATTTTATTTAATCGGAAGTTTTTACCGCCAAATAGCGGTATTCATCTTTTAGATTTAGCGGTGCAGAATAAAGAGGTCGAACCTCCACTAAATAAGTATCACAATCTGCATACCATACGGAATTATTTTTTTCCGCTGAGATAATTTCGCCTGTTAAAGACTTTGAGCGATACATTTTTCCTACAAGTAGGCTTTCGATAGTATAGACATTTGCTGACATGGTGTCCGCCTTTCGTTTGTTGATACCCGCAATTATAGCCTAGCCCACTGACATTTATCAAATCTAAATAGTATTTTCTTAAATAGTGAGACGCTCAAGCCATGTGATTAATCTCACAAAATCTCGGGCGTGTCGTCCACAGAATTTTGGGGGTTTTCCACAGTTACCCGTAAGTTATCCACAGCCCCCTCATCTTTGGGGGCCAGCTGCCTACATTGTCAAGTCGACACGCCGTCATCACGGCGGGAATAAGAATCCTCTACTGGATCCCATTTAACAATCTTAGAACAATCAGCGCACATGTTTGCACCAAAGCAATAACATGATTGAATGTCATGCATCATCTTCCTCCAATGTGCTTTCGAAATCAGATAACCCAACACGATACGCAATAGGGTCACAATTCTTAATTATGTCGGCAGGTAAGAAAGTTAAATAACCCAATTTAATTTCGCCATAACTATCGTTAAGGATTTCATCATAGAGCTGTTCTAGTTCATAGTCTGTCATCATTAGTTTGTTTCCATTTCGTTGTAATCAATAACAATAAAGTCATGTCGCTCAAGTGGCATAGCCTTAAGCCATGATAAAGCAGACTCAAAGTCATCTGCCTCAATAGTAACGGCAAGGTCAAAATTAAATACTGGCATGATTACCAACACCCTTCACAAGTAAACTTAGTAAACTCTGCATCTTTTGCAAAGACTTCTAGAAAGTTATCGCCACAGATTTGGCAAGCAAGCAAATAAGTTTTTGCTTTCTGATACATGTAAGGATTAGAGTTAGAGAGTTCTCTATTCTCTAAAACCTCTGATGAGATTAGTATGGTCAAGGTATGACCCCTTTCGTTGTTGTTATTGTTGCAAGTGTAGCATTGATGACCGACATAACCTAATCGACACGCAGACAAGACTGGTCAATGTGACCAACCTCACAAAATCCAGGGTTTTCCACAGGTATACGTAACCCTGTGGATAACCGCCCCCATATTTGGGGGCATCGCCTTGATCTTGTCAAGGCGACACGCCGTTAGTTAGCTAACAAATACGCTAACGCAAAACCTACCATAGCGCATAGTATTACTACCATTTATCTCTCCAAATCTTGTAAGCCTTGTATGCAATAACAACAAGGGCGGCGGTGATAATGGTAACCCATGGTAGATAGATAGCCCCTAAGAAACTATCTAACTCTAATCCATAGTCATTTAATTCTAATTCTAATCCACTAGTAATCATTACTTATCTCCGAACATGTTAAAGATTTCATCTACTTGCTCATCTGTTAAATGGTCTATCTCAATAGACTTAGCAAAACCGAATACATCATCTTCTTCTGACAACCATTGTTCGTGCATTTCTTCTTCTTCTAGGTGTGCGTATTGGTCTGCAACATCTGCCTGTATTGTGTCCCATTTAGTCATTAGTTTTGTTCTACCTTTCTCATGTGTGCTACAACATTTTTAGAAACTTTTTGTAAGTCGCTTACTACCTTTAGCATTTCATCTGCGCTAGTAGCGGTAAAGAAACCGAGGAACTGTGCCCCGTCCCATAGTGAGTATGTTATTGTCATTTTATTTTCTATCCTTTTCGTTAGTAGTTAGTTAGGGTCTTATTTGCTAGGCTCACCTTTCGGATTATTTGCTAGGCTCATACCCTTATTTAATTGTTATGTCTGTAAGACTACACTAGGGGGCTGACATTATCAACACGACACGCCCCTTATGCGGTGTGAGTTGCCTCACATTAGGCGATAGGGTTTCCCCATACATCTCGCCCGCAAGCGGTATGCTTACAAGTGCCATTTGGTAGGCAAATGTCGTGAATTGTAGCGGGTGCAAGTATTACTTGACCGCATTGGCAAAGGTTCATTAAACCCTTCGGATAATCGCTAAGAGTTGCTACTCTTGCAAAGTTTGAGTTAGTCATTTCTAACTCCTTTCTGTTAATCACCTTGATTAACCTTATGTCTTAAGACTATACTAAGGCACTGACAAATTGCAAGCCCAAATTCGGACATTAAGGACATTTCTAAAAAAAGGTATGTGATAAGGGTCACAATGACTGGTCGTATGGTCGCTCTATCTGGACAATTCGGACATTATTAAACACTGGATCATACAAAATAAATCCCTATTAACATTTTATGAAATCTAATATTGTAGTTGACTAGAAATCATGCTATCATGATCTGCATATGAGAATTGTCATCTGCGAAAAATGCGGGGCGGAAATACAAGTAAGATCCAGCTTTGCATTTATTACTCTACTAAATCACAACAAAGTTTGTGAAAAGTCTTGACTTGTCAAAATTAACGATGTTATACTAAAGACTGGTTTGTGGGGGCTTACACTGATTACTCAAATATACTAAGTGTCTTGCTTCTCTATCTCCTAAAAAGATTTTTCTTTTTATGGGGGGTAGGGGGGCTTTCCTAAAAATCTAAATACCTAAGTATCAATTTAAATATTATATAGATATATAGGATATAAAAATAAAATTTTATTAACATTTAATAGAATCTAAAAAAGCAGTCGACTAGGATTAATATGTCAGAGAAATTAGATACATCTTGCTTCACATACAAGGTTGAAATGATTATTCAAGTTTTAGCAGAAGATGAACCAAAGGCTTTGGAGAAGTTAAATAAAGATGGCGGGTATGTTTCAAAAAGAAATGTTAAATTGCTAGATTCAGTAGCACTTACTAACGAATAAATGTATAATTAGATACATGAAATGCGAATTTTGTGATAATAGCCATTATGTAAATGTATTACATAGAGATGGCACTTTTCACTCATATTGCATTTATCATATCTATCAAAGACTAGAACTAACTATAAATCGGGCGGGAGCCATAAAATGAAATCTTGGTCCAAATGATATTAACTTCCAAAGCTATAGACAAAGTAGAACAACTCTTGGCAATAGAGCAAGATGACCTATTTCTAAGATTAGCTGTATCTCCAGGAGGTTGTTCAGGTTTAAGATATCAAATCTATTTTGACCATACTCCTCTTGATTCAGACCATATAATCCCATTTGACTCATTTAACCTACATTTAGACAGTATGTCTTTTCCTTACCTTACAGATGCTACTATGGATTATATTGATAGGATAGATAAGCAAGGATTTACTATTGATAATCCCGCCGCAAATGGAACATGTTCATGCGGAGATTCATTTAATTAAAAGGGTTCTCTCTTCCGCCGACACTTTTTTCGGGCGCACTTTTCAAATCGCACTTTATTTAGTATTATTTACACATAATGGACCATAGCTCAGACGGCAGAGCGGGAAGCTGTTAACTTCTAGGTCCCAGGTTCGATCCCTGGTGGTCCAGCAATGCGGATGTTGCATATTGGTAGTGCCTCTGCCTTCCAAGCAGAAGGGGTGAGTTCGATTCTCATCATCCGCTCCAAAGCTGTATAGCATAATGGTTGTGCGCCTTCCTCATAAGAAGGAGTGTATTGGTTCGATTCCAATTACAGCTACCGCCCTTGTATCCCAGCGGTAGAGGAGGCAGACTTAAAATCTGTAAAGCACAAGTTCGAATCTTGTCAGGGGCACCTCTAATAAAGGACAAATCCCAATCAGAGGCGGATCCGATTGGGATTTGCTAGTTCTTGCGAACTAAGCATCGGGAGCATAGTGGGATGCTACAACCGATACTTGTTTAGTATAAAATACTATCTATTTTAAGTCAACTACTTTTCTTCAGAATCTTCTGGGGTATATGATGGGGAGGGTCCTAATAGATACCCAGCATCATGATATTCAACCATTTTAGATGTCTTTTCTGGCTCCAGTTTATTTGCGATTATTGTCAATAGGTCATATATGCGGTGAAGCATAATATAATTGACCATTGGTAGATTATCTTCAAGGTTACTTGATTGTTGTTCCATTATTTTTAATTACCTCCGCCTTCATTTTATCGTAAAGGTCTAGTCCAATTGTTTTCTTGTATTCACAAGAAAGGCAGTATAAGAATATATTTTCTTCGTGATCCTGGTTGCACAGAAGAAGGCCTTGATCCATTGGGCATTCCAATTTAGGAGCAAGACCTTCATCTGCTAGATTTATATATTTAGATACGTATTGTATCTTCATCTATTTCCTTCTGCTAGTATGGAAATTTACTTAACCACTGCTTTGTTTTAGCAGTTAAGCCTTTCCAGGCTGACCAATTTTTACCGCCATTAGTCATATGATACGTTATCTCTGCGTTAATTACTGGATCAAACAATGTGTAGTAAGAATCCAGGTCAAATTTTTCTTTACGATCAGGGCCAAGGTTACCTAGCATATTGATCTGAAAAATTCCGTAGGAACTGTCTCCAGTTTTCCTGTTACCGTTATAAGCCATTGGTCGTCCATTGGATTCCTTTTTGGCTACGGCCCACGCCATTTTAAGGGCGTTTCCTTCAAAGCCTACAGACTTGAGTAGTTGAACTAGCTCTTTGTCTGTAAGAGCCTGTGAAGGCTTGTATACAGTAGTGCTGAACTTTTCCAGCGTTTGCTTCTTCAGTTGTATTTCTGTCTTTGGTATTTCTACCTTTAAAGCTTGAGCGGGGATCACAGTATTGTTTGTAAATAGAAACAATGTTATCATTACTATTACAGTTGAACTATGAACAAAATCACTCAACTTTTGTTTGATATTCTCCATTGGCATTTCCTCCTTTAGAGATAACGAACTATAATCATAACATTGGCGGTAAGTTACTGTCAAGTCGGTCAACCAGAAAATACTATGAAAATATCTATATCTACGCCTATTGTTAATCTTAGAAGTAACAATGGATACGGTTATGCCGCAAAGAATATTGTAAAATCTTTAAATGATTTAGGTCATCAAACACCATTTCAAGATCCTAAATCACCAGTTCAATTAAATTTTTCTCAGCCTGAGTTTTATAAGCTACACAGGAATCAATATCAAATTAGTTATACTCCATGGGAGTCTACAGAAATTCCAGATAGATGGCACGAAAATTTAAAGAATTGCGATGAGGTGTGGACAACATCTGATTGGTGTGCAAATGTATTTGAAGATAATGGATATAAAAATGTTAAAGTGTTTGCTCATGGAATTGACCATATGTGGAAGCCTAAAAAGCGTGAAGATGATGGTGTAATTAAGTTTCTTCATTTAGGAGAACCCGCCCCAAGAAAAGCGGGACAAATGGTAGTAGATGCATTTGTATTCTTATATGGAAATAACCCAAAGTATCAATTAACAATAAAAGCATTTAATCATAATACAACTCGTGTATATAATAACTTTATAGATAAAAATATAATTGGATTGCCAAACGAAATATATGATAATGTAAAAATTATTACTACTGATTATAACGATCAACAGCTTTTAAATCTATATTATAACCATGATGTTTTAGTTTATCCTAGTTACGGAGAAGGCTTTGGTTTTATTCCCCTTCAAGCATTAGCAAGCGGCATGCCAACAATATGCACAGAAGCATGGGCACATTATAAAAACTATTTAGGTCCATTAAGACTTAAATCAGAACTAATTGATTCACCCTGGCCATTTCCTCATGCTGGAAAAGTTTTTGAACCAAGCTATCAACATCTAGTTGAGACTATGAAAGATGTTGCAAATAACTTTAAAGCATATTCTGGATACTATTATGCTCAGTCAACTAAGATTCATGAAGAGTATGATTGGTTGCAGTTGACTAATAAGGCTTTTGAAGACATCTTTAAAAAGTTTTCCTAAGCCCTTCCCCCGCTAAACTTCTTTTGGTAGAATTAGAACCTATTCAAATTTAATCAATCCGTTAGGCGGAAGAAAAGGTGTCTATAAATGTCAAGAGCTATTGAAAATCCTTATGAAAACTTTATTGCGTTATCTCGTTATGCAAGGTGGATTCAAGAAGATAATCGCAGAGAAACATGGGGAGAGACAGTAGATCGTTATTTTGACTTTATGTTAAATCATCTAGATAAAAATCATGACTATACTCCAGATAGTAAGTTAGTTAAAGAATTAAAGCAGTTTGTATATGACAGAAATGTAATGCCATCAATGAGATCAGTAATGACTGCTGGTGCAGCATTAGATCGTGATCACGTAGCAGGATATAACTGCTCATTTGTTCCAGTAGACAATCCACGTTCATTTGATGAGACTATGTATATTCTTATGTGTGGCACAGGAGTAGGATTCTCTGTTGAGTATAAGTATGTTAATAAACTTCCTTCCGTCCCAGAGTCATTTGAAAAGTCTACTACAGTTATTATTGTTGAAGATTCTAAGCAGGGTTGGGCAAAAGCATACCGTGAGCTGCTTGCTATGCTTTGGGCAGGACAAGTTCCAGCAATTGATGTAAGTAGATTGCGTCCCGCAGGTGCACGTCTTAAGACAATGGGCGGACGTTCTTCAGGACCACAACCACTTATTAATCTTTTTGATTTTACTATTGCAAAATTTAAATCAGCAGCAGGTCGTCAACTAAAACCAATCGAAGCGCATGACATTATGTGTAAGATTGGAGAGATTGTAGTTGTTGGCGGAGTTCGTAGATCAGCAATGATTTCCCTTTCAAATATTAATGATATTGAGATGGCTCAGGCAAAATCAGGAAACTGGTGGGAAGCAAATTCACAAAGAGCATTATCAAATAACTCTGTTGCATATTCACGCAAGCCAGAGATGGAGCAGTTTATTGCAGAATGGAAGTCTCTATATGATTCAAAGTCTGGAGAACGTGGTATCTACAATGTTGCAGCAGCGCAAGCCCAAGCAGCAAAATTTGGAAGAAGAAGTCCAGAAATTCATTATGGAACAAACCCATGTTCAGAGATTATTCTCCGCCCTTATCAGTTTTGTAATCTTTCAGAAGTCGTATTACGTGAAAAGGATACAAAGAAAGATATTCAAAGAAAAGTAGAATTGGCAACCATACTAGGAACATGGCAGTCCACACTTACAGACTTTAAGTATCTTCGTAAAATTTGGAAAGACAACACAGAAGAAGAGCGACTGCTTGGAGTATCTTTAACTGGACAGTTTGGGCATAAATTTATGTCTGGCAAAGAAGATATTGTTGCACTAGAGGCGTTCTTGATGTCTATGAAAGACAAAGCTAGAGAAGTAAATAAAGAAGAAGCAGAGAAGCTTGGTATTGCAGAATCTGCAGCAATTACATGTGTAAAGCCATCTGGAACAGTTTCGCAACTAGTGGGAGTTTCTTCAGGAATGCATGCATGGCATTCCCCATACTATATTAGAACAGTTCGTGGATCAAAGGGGGATCCAATCTCTACATTTTTAAAGGAAGTTGGAATTCCAGTAGAAGATGACGTAATGAAGCCAAACGATACTTATGTATTTTCATTTCCAGTAAAAGCACCTGAAGGTGCAATCACTAGATCTGATCTTACAGCAATTGAGCATTTAAATATTTGGTTGGTGTATCAGCGTGCATGGTGTGAGCATAAGCCATCAATTACTGTTTCTGTAAAGGAAGATGAGTGGATGGAGGTTGGCGCTTGGGTATATAAGTATTTTGATGAGGTGTCAGGTATTTCATTTCTACCTCATTCAGACCACACTTATAAGCAGGCACCATATCAGGAAGTATCAAAAGAAGAGTATGAAGATTTACTTTCTAGAATGCCAAAAGAAATTCGCTGGGAAGACCTATCATTTTATGAAACAGAAGATGGAACTTCTGGAACACAAACCCTTGCATGCACATCAGACGGAAATTGCGAGATTGTGGATATTACCTCTTAATGGTAGAATAGTAGTATTGGGGTTTAGGCCCCAAAATTCTGAGCACAATGCTCAAAATTGGAGATGATCAAATGAATGCAGATCTAAATAAGGACGGGAAAGTAACAATGACAGAGGAAATTTTAGCAGCACTAGGAACATATGCAAGAGCATTCCTATCAGCAGCAATTGCTCTATATATGACTGGCAATACAAATCCAAGAGACCTTTTAATGGGTGGAGTTGCAGCCGTAGCTCCAGTTATTCTTAAGGCCCTATCACCAAGCAATAAAGAGTTTGGTTTTAAGTCAACAAAGTAATATAATTTATCAACAGATTAGGATTCCTCCTATGCTAAAATGGGCATAGGAGTTTTCCTTTTTAGGAGTATTATGGCAGCCCAGAAAAATTTTAAAGTGGACCAAAACGCTACATTTTCATTTGAAGTTCAATATTTAGATGAAGATGATACTCCTATTCAATTACAAACATACACTGCAAAAATGCAGGTTAGAGATGTTTCTGGAGACAAGTTAGCATTTACACTTACAAATGTAGACGGACTAACAATTAGTCCAACTGAAGGAAAGATTAATGTTGCAATTTCCCCAGACAGAACAAATAAAATGTTTTATCCAAAATCCGCATACGACCTCGTTATTATAGATTCAAGTCAAAATAAATATAGACTGCTTGAAGGTTTTATGACTTTAAATAGGGCGGTAACAATTTAATGGCAACACGTTTAGTTATCAATGAAACAAATCCACAGATAATCGTAAGGGCGGCAGGAGCACCTGGAAGAACAATTATTAGTGGATCTGGAGATCCATCAAATGAGACTGGAGTCCCAGGAGATTTCTACTTTGATACAGTATCAACAAGATTTTGGGGACCAAAACCAATAAACAATATCTGGCTTATTGCAAATAGCTTTATATTAAATAAGCAGATATCAACAACAAATTCCTGGGAGATAGGCCAAGTTACTGGCCCAGTTTCAGGCATATACTCTATATCGATTACTCACAATTTAGGGTTCTATCCAAATGTCACAGTTAAGACTAGCGCTGGAGATGTATTGGAGACTGGAATAGATTATAATAGTATTAACCAAATTACACTGACAATGGCTCAACCATTTGCAGGGACAGCATACCTGTCATAAAGGAGAATAGAAAATGGCAAGATTATTTGTAACAGGGATTAACCTGAACAAAAATGAACTCCAAAATGCCAGAGTTCAAAACTTAAGCTCTGCACCATCTAGCCCAGTGGCAGGTCAGATTTACTTTGATACAACATATAGCGTATTGTATTTCTACAACGGAGCAGAATGGATTCCAGCATCTGGATCTACAGAAGTAATTCAAGATCTAATTGGCTCATCGTTAGTTGGCGGAGTAGGATTAACATCTACATATAATGATACAGCTGGAACAACGACAGTTGATTTAGATAATACAACAGTAACAGCGGGAACACATGGTTCAACCGCTGCAAAGACTGTATCATTTACAGTAGATCAGCAAGGTCGTTTAACAGCAGCATCTGAACAAAATATTCAGATTGCTACAAGTCAGGTTACTGGACTTCAAGAATTTATTGAAGACTCTGTTAACACAGTAATAGTAGCAGGAGAAGGAATTGATGTTGCATATGATGATACAGCAAATACATACACTGTATCAGCAGAAGATGCTTCTACTAGCAATAAAGGTGTTGCATCATTTAATTCAGATGATTTCAATACAACAGACGGGCACGTAGAGTTAGAAGATACAGTTGTTAAAGCAATTACAACTGATTCTGGAGCCCTTACTCCTTCAACACACGGAATCTCAATTCTTGGTGGTGAAGGCGTTGATGTAACACATTCTGGAGCATCGATTACAGTGGCTGCAGAAGATGCAAGTTCATCCAATAAGGGTGTTGCAAGCTTTGATTCAACAGATTTTACAGTAACATCAGGCAATGTAATATTAAATGCTGAAAGAGTAGAAGATATCGTTGGAAATCTTGTTTTAGGCGGAACAGGAATTGATGCTACATATACTGATGGAGCAGGAACATTATCAATTGATATTGATTCAACTGTTACTACAAACTCAGGCACACAAACATTAACAAACAAAACATTAGGTTCATCAACATCTTTATCTGCTAACCTAGATGCAAATAGCAATAAGATTATTAATCTTTCAGCTCCTACATCATCAACAGATGCGGCAAACAAAGCATACGTAGATTCTGTATCACAAGGATTAGACGTAAAGCAATCAGTTAGAGTTTCTACTACAACAAACGTAGATTTGTCTACAGATTTAGAAGCTGGAGACGTAATCGATGGAGTCACACTTGTAGCTGGTAACAGAGTATTGGTTAAGCACCAAACAACTGGTGCAGACAATGGTCTTTATGTAGTTCAGTCTTCAGGAGCAGCAGTAAGAGCCGATGACGCAAATATTAGCTCAGAAGTAACTGCAGGATTCTTTACATTCGTAGAAGAAGGAACTTTATACGGAAACACTGGCTGGGTTTTAACAACAGATAATCCAATCACTTTAGGAACAACACCACTAACATTTACACAGTTCTCTGGAACTGGAACATTTACCGCAGGTTCTGGATTAACTTTAAATGGAACTGAATTTAGCGTAGATGTAACCCCATCTTCTACAAATGCATCGCTTATAAATACAGGTGGAGCAGTAGAAGTAAAATTAAATACATCAGACGGACTTGAAGTAACAGCCAATGGTGTTGGAATTAATAATGGAACTGGATTTACATTCTCTTCAGGAGCCCTAGTATTTGATACAGCAAACGGATATGGAGTAAGAAAGATAGCATCTTCAGTAGGAGATGGATCTGCAACTTCATATACAGTAACTCACGGACTTGCAACTAGAGATGTAACAATTCAAATTTTTGATAATTCATCTCCATATGCTCAAGTTGAGGCAGATGTAGAGCATACAGATTCAAATACTGCAACAATTAAATTTGCAGTAGCTCCTACAACAGATCAATATAGAGTGGTAGTAGTAGGATAAAATGCCAAAAAAGTTTTTAACTCCCGTTGTCCCGCCTTCACTGTCATCAGATCCTTCTGGTGCAGTGGCGGGTGCAATATACTATAATACGGTAGTTAATTCTTTAAAGTTTTACGATGGAACAACATGGTCTTTAATTGGAGCAGGAGGTGGGGCTACAAGCTCAATAACAACATCAGCAACAGCCCCATCATCTCCAACGACAGGCAAGCTATACTTTGATACAACAGAACAAACAATTAAAATTTATAATGGATATATTTGGTATGATGTAGCAGGACCAAAAGAAATTTTGGACCACACTCATTATGCTGGAGAAGGATCAGTAAGAGATGTTCAATACGGAGGATACGTCAGAGCAGATCTTGTTTTTGTAGATGGCGGTAATTCAGGAACAACATTGTTTACTGGTGACATATTAGATGGGGGAAATGCATAATGGCTGTAAGAATTCAGATACGTAGAGATAGTTCTTCAAATTGGACAACAAATAATCCTTTGTTGTATCCAGGAGAAATTGGTGTTGAGACAGACACATTAAAGATGAAGATTGGTCCTGCGGTAAATTCCCCTGCCGTTGGCACAGCATGGAATTCTATTACAAGCTATGTAAATACAGTCCCTTCAGATTTAAACACAACACTTAATGGATATTTAGAAGTTACAGATTTAAATGATACTGTAGCTGCATTAAATGGTGTTCAAAATCTATTAATTCCAAATGATAGTATTATATTTGAAGGTGCTACAGACGATGCACATGAATTAACACTTGTTGCACCAGATGTTACATCTGATAAAACAGTTACTCTTCCAAATGCTACAACAACATTAGTTGGAACAGATACAACAGATACGCTTACAAACAAAACTATTACATCACCGATTGTTTCAGGACTTACTTTATCTGATGCAAGTATTGTGTTTGAAGGTGCTGTTGCAGACTCATATGAAACAACCTTAACTGTTGGAGAGCCAACAGAAGATAGAACAATTACGTTGCCAAATGCTACAGATACTTTAGTTGGTCGTGCAACAACAGATACTCTAACTAATAAAACCCTAACATCTCCAGTAATTTCAGGATTGACTATATCTGATGCGTCAATTGTTGTAGAAGGAGCTACAGCAAATGATTTTGAGACTACTCTTGCTTTTACGGATCCAACAGCAGATAGAACTATCACTTTCCCAGACGCTAGCGGAACCGTAGCCTTCGCTTCAGAGATAACAAATTTCATAACAGCATCAAGCACAGATACATTAACTAATAAAACTTTAACAAGCCCAGTAGTATCAGGATTGCAACTTTCAGACGGCTCAATTGTTGTAGAAGGAGCCACAGCAAATGATTTTGAAACTACAGTGGTATTTACTGATCCAACGGCAGACAGAACAATTACATTCCAAGATGTAACAGGAACTGTTGCTCTTTTAGCGGACATATCTGCCGCAACTGGTGGAAGCGTTACAGAAACAGCAGTGCAAACTCTTACAAACAAAACCCTTACATCGCCATTAATTTCAGGCCTAACAATTACCGATGGATCAATTATTGTAGAAGGAGCTACGGCTGATAGCCACGAGACAACTCTTGCCTTTACAGATCCAACAGAAGATAGAACTATTACATTTCCAAACGCCAGCGGAACCGTAGCCTTTACTTCAGATTTATCTGCGTATGCCCCACTATCTGGCGCTACATTTACAGGAGCTGTTTCAGGAACAGATTTAACTCTTTCTGGAAACTTAACCGTTAATGGAACAACTACAAATATTAATTCAACAGACTTAGTTGTTGAAGATAAGAACATTGTTATAGGAGACACAGCAACTCCTTCTGATGCAACAGCAGACGGCGGCGGAATAACATTAAAAGGAACAACAGATAAAACATTTAACTGGGTAGATGCTACAGATGCATGGACTTCATCAGAGCACGTAAACCTTGCTTCAGGTAAATCCTTATATCTAAATGGCACACTATTAAAAGATGCAACAGAAACTTTATCAAATAAAACTCTTACATCTCCAAAAATTAATGAGGATGTATCAGTTACATCAACTGCTACAGAATTAAACATACTAGATGGTGCGACTTTATCTACAGTTGAACTTAATTATGTAGATGGAGTAACTAGCGCAATTCAAACACAGCTAGATGATAAATCTACAGCATCTAAAACAGAAACTTTAACTAATAAAACTTTAACATCTCCAAAAATAAATGAAGATGTAGCCATTACAGCTACATCAACAGAGATTAATTATACAGATGGAGTAACGTCTGCAATTCAAACTCAATTAGACAATAGAGTAAATATTGCAGATCCTGCAGTAGATTATTATATTACTAATTCTGGTTCTGGAGCATATTTAGTAAATGGAGTTTCTAACGGAAACATTTATTTTGAAAAGGGCAAGAAGTATAGAATTCATGTAAATGCTTCTGGACACCCGTTCTGGATTCAGACTTCTTCTGGAGCATATAATTCAGGTAACGTATACAGCACAGGAATTACAAATAACGGAACTGAAAACGGTCATATTCTTGTAGAGCTTGCATCAAATGCACCACAACTATATTATGCCTGCCAATATCATTCTTCAATGGCGGGATCAATAGTTACTGGAACGACGTTTGCAACATACAAAGCTCTAGCAAATTTATCTAGCGTAGACAATACATCGGATGCAGATAAGCCAGTTTCAAGTGCAACTCAAACAGCATTAGATTTAAAGGTAGACGAATCTTTATTTGACGCAAAAGGAGACTTACTAGTTGCTTCTGCGGACAACACTCCAGCTAAATTAACAGTTGGAACAAATGGATATTTGCTCACTGCAAATTCAGAAGCTACAAATGGAGTTGAATGGGCGGCAGCACCAGTAAGCCTTCCTTCTCAATCAGGAAATTCAGGTAAGTACCTAACAACAGATGGAACATCTGCTTCATGGGGAACATTAGTAGTACCAATTGTAACTGGAACAGACACTGTTACTGGGAATACAATAGAAACTGTAGACACAACAGCATTGTCAGCATTTACATCAATTGAATATATGGTTTCATTAAAGCAGGCTACAAATAATAAGACAAGAACATCCAAGGTTCTTGTTCAGACAGATGGAACATCTGTAGATATGACAGAGTTTGCAATTACAGAAACTGGTGGAACAATTGCAGGAGTAGTTGTTTCAGCTGCAGTATCTTCAACAAATGCAGTATTACAGGTAACTGTAACAGATGCAGCAACAAATAACGTAACAGTCAAATTCAGCAAAGTATCACTTTAAGGGGTAATTAATGTCTAATAAAGACTTTAAGGTAAAGAATGGATTAGTTATTCCCTCACTGTCTACAGCGGGAATTGTAAAAACTGATTCATCTGGCGTTATAAGCTCTTCTGCCACCCTAGCAATTTCAGAGGGTGGAACAGGACAGACAACCGCTGGAAACGCCTTAAACGCCCTTCTACCCCTTCAAACAAATAACATAAATTACTACCTACAAACAAATGGTACAACTACACAATGGAATCAAGTCTTAGCTCCAGTTTATCAAACATCTGAGCCATCTTCTCCAGTAACTGGACAAATTTGGGTGGATTCAGATTCATCATCTGATGCATTTAGCCCATCAATTTATAGCCGTCAAACATTTACTGCTACAGCAGCACAAACTGTATTTACAACTACAAATACATTTACAGATGGATATGAGCAGGTATTCCTAAATGGTATTTTACTTGTTAGAACATCTGATTATACAACCTCAAATTCAAATACAATTACATTAGGATCTGGGGCGGCGGCAGATGATATCCTTGATGTAGTAACAATAGTTCTTCTTTCTCCTACTAATACATATACACAGGCAGAAATTAATTCAAGAATTTTAACTGCCGTTCCTTCCCAGACTGGGAATAGCGGCGAATATTTAACAACAAATGGAACAAGTACATCTTGGTCCGCAATTGATTTATCATCTTATTTAACATCTTCAACTGCAGCATCAACATATTTGACTCAATCAGATGCATCTTCAACTTATTTAACAAGCTCAACTGCAGGGTCAACATATGCTACAATTATAAGAGTTAACGATGCAGAAATATCAAATATTATGGGGGCATACTAATGGCAAATACAGCAAAAGTTTTATTTAGGGGAGCGGCTACAACAAATACCGCTACAGTTTTGTACACAGTTCCAACTACATCAACAACAACAGTTGTAACAAGTATTGCTGTAACAAATACTGCCTCATCATCAGGAACATTTACGCTTGCCATCGATGGAGTAGCATTACATACAACAACAGACATTGCAGCAAAGACAACAATTTATATTGATTGTAAGCAGGTTATTCCAGCAAATGCTACACCAAAAACAATTACAGGCGGAGCATCTGCTACAACAATTAATCTTCATATTAGCGGAATGGAGATTGTATAAAATGGGTATTTCAGTAATTCCAGCTCCTAGCGCAGCAGGCTTAACTCAAAAATTTCAAGAATTTTTATCTACTGGATCATGGACAGCACCCACAAACGTTTCAACTATTGAATGTTTGCTTGTTGCAGGAGGCGGCGGAGGACAATCTGGCGGTGCGTATGGCGGTCAATATGGTTCAGGAGGAGGCGGTGGACAGGTTGTAAAAACGTATCTTACTGTCACACCAGGAACTACATATACAGTAACTCTTGGTTCAGGTGGTTCTGCTGGTATTTATAACGGTAATATGGTTGCTGGTGGTGTTGGAAGCAATTCAACATTTGGAGCATTACTTACTGCCGAAGCAGGTGGTGGTGGTGCTGGCTCTAGTGGTTCAGGTGGAAGTTTTGCTAGCCATGGAAGCGGTAATAGCTCCACACAAGGTGGAGGTTCAGCCAATGGTAGCGGTGCAGGTGGAGCACGAGATGGCCAAACTGGTATTGGAGGTCCTGGTCTTTACGGATTCGGCGGAGGTGGTGGAAGCAGCGGAAATGTTGGTTCAAA